AAACCTGCCCGACGATCTCACACGCGAACGCATGGACGAAGCCCCAGTCAACGCCGGCATGGACGTGGCGGAACGGACCTTCGACGCTCCGTATCTGCGAGTCTGAGAGCGTCCAGATCACGCCCTCGGCGCCTACCCATAGACCTTTGCCGAGTCTCTGAGCGGCGGCGCTATCACCTAGTTGCGCCAAGCGTTCGAGGTAGTCGTCTCCGAGGAACTTGTTGTCGTGGATCGTGTACCACTCGCGGGCCGCAGTCGGCGGCGTGAAACGCATCTTGAGCCAGTGCTTCGGGGGTCCGGGGTTCGTCGCGGCCGCGAGCTGGTGCCACGGCATCCTTGGGTCCCTGAGTCGCCCTTGGAGCATGATCCAGTCGGACTCGGTGAGCTCCACCGCCTCGTCTACGAATCCACACGCGAGGTCCAATGAGCCCACCTTGCTTGGCGCGCCTGTGATCGGGTCCGGGTCCAATCCGAGGAAGTAGATGCGAGAGCCGTTGTAGAGCTCGACCCAATTCTCGGACTTGTTGCGCTTGGCGATCTTCGAGGGCTCGGCAACGTCGCGCCAAAACGTCCGCTCAGTCGTGGCAGGCAAAGACGCGGCGACCTTGCGGAACATCCCGAACTGCGCACCTGGGTACTTCCGGGCTAGGTACCAGACCTTCTCACACAGAACCCGCGACTTGCCGGCGCCCATCCAACCCGACGCGACAGCCTCAGCAGCATGGGAGTAAAAGAACCGCTCATGCGCCTCTGAGGCAAAGTCGGCCGGCTCGCCCATCTCACGGAGCCATCGGTGTAACTCAGGAGTCGGAAGCGATGCCAGCACGATCGGTTAGTTCCTTGCGAATGGCCGCCTGTAGCGCGGCCTTCTCTTCGTCGTTGAACCCATCGGTAATCGAGACGTGTTCAGTTCGCTCGGTCACTCCACCTCGCAGGAGTTGCGTCTTGTCGAAGGCTATGCCCAGCAAGATCGGCAGTTCCTCGGGCTCAAACTCCTTGATCCTAGTCACGATCTCGGACATTACGAGGTGTACTAGCACCGTGAAACCCTCGGTCATATCAACCTGAGTTTTAGCCCGGAATTCAGCAAACTGGGGCTGCTCTAGCCAGTAGCGGATAGTGGACTCGGGGATGCCTGTTTGCTCTGACGCGGCAGCAATGCTGGTAGTCTCGGCCGCCACTATAGCCGCAAGCTTCTCAGGCTTAGAGCGGCGCTTGTAGTGCCGCGGATGACCCGCCGCGGTGCCGGGGACCGCGTGCGACTCTACTCGGTGCGAGGTGGTCTGTCCGTTGGGAGCGGTCATGGCGTCATCCTACTCTCGCCAACGCTGCCCGTCGTCGCGCCACTTACCCGCTACGCCGCCGCACGTCTTGGCCGGGTCGCAGTGCCGCTCGACTCGTTGATCGAGCACGAGCGCCCAGAGAAGGACGAGGACATTCAGCACCACGATAGCGGCAGCGATCAGCAACACGAGCGTCATCTTTCTAACCTCCTGCAATCAATACCAACCGTGGGCGTCGCGGAACGCGGCGGCCTGACATAAGCCGCCGTACTTCGTCGTCGTATACCAGATCAGCCAGCGGATTTGCGTCTCGGGGTTCTCCTGCCAGTCCGCTCCGGCGGACGCCATGCGAGAACCCGGAAGGGCCTGAGGAAGTCCGTATGCTCCCGAGCCCTCGTGGTTCGAGGCGTATGGGTTCCAGTGGCTTTCGTGCCAGACGATGCCGTAGAGGCAGTTGTAGTCGCGCGGGCCGAGCAGCCGGAGCGCCCAGGCCTGAGCGTCCGCGACCGTCGGGACGTGCTCGACGTAGCGCCACGCGCTGCCGGGATGAGGGATAGTCAGTTGCAAACCTACATTCTGTGGGACGGCAACCGGCATAACTGCGAACGTGTGCGACGGCAACGGCTGCACAGTTGGCTCCGCAGTTGTCGCCTCGCCGATCGACTGTACCGGAGCCATCGCCGGAGCTGCTAGAGCCGATCCTGTGACTGTCACCCACAGGACGCCCAGCAGCAGGAGCCGTCTCAAGCAATCGTCCTGCTACAGCGCCGACAAATGCGCGTGAGGAAGGGGTTGAGCCGGTGCCAGCCACAGGCACACGGCTTGTGACCGAGCACGGCGCAGAGAAGTCGCACGACATACCTCCTAGTCTAGTCACGGTGGGTGCGTTGGCAACGGCTGCGCGGCGGCGTTTGCAGTTGGGGGTGCAAGTCTTCATTGTCTAGTCCAAATACAAGCAGTACTCAGCCGTGACGCGGCCCTTCACGGGGTCAACGAAACGTAGCGATTGAGAGGGACGCCCCACGGATGCGAGCTGTTGCTGCGCATAGGTGTTGTACGACTCCGTGGAGCCGTTGCAGCGAAACGTCACATGGTTGAGGGTCAGCCGAGTCGGCTGGTGCCAGTGCCCGCAGTCGATGTCCACGTCGCCGCCGGCGTTGAACCCCACCGCGAAGTCATCGATTGCGCCGAGCGCCCAGCCGCCGACGTGCTTCTGGATCGAGTACCACGGCATCCCCGCGGTTCCGCGAAACTCCTGCCCGTGAATGAGGAGGCTCCGATATTTGCCGATGGCTGCGACGTGATACCAGTTCGCCTCGCCTACCGGATCGGTCATGTGATGGACGATGCGCGGCTCGTCCTTGGTTAGTTCGGCGGCGAAGTGGTACAGGATGCGGTCGGCGTTCGTCTCGGGGTGCATCTCGCGTCTTTGCGATCCGCCGATGGCGCCATGGTTCCCGTCTACTTCCCATGCCGTGACTACACGAAATGTACTTGCGAGACTGCGCAAGAGGTTGACGTACAGCGCCGTGCCGGTAGCGAGTTGGCGGTACAGCGATGCGTCGATGCGATGAGCCTGGCCGGGGAAAACTAGTTCTCCTTCCAGGAGATCGCCAATCGTCAAACAGTGCAGTTCTTTGACGGGTCGGGACTTAGAGTGCAGGGCCACTATCTCTTTGACTTTCTGGGTCAATGCTTGGATGCGTTGGGCGCAGACCTCGGAGTCGTAAGTCGGCGTTTTCTTGCCGAGTTGCCAGTCCGACAGAACCAGCACGGCGACTTCCTCGTGGCCGCGACGATGATCGACCGCAGGCTTTGGAACGGGCGGAATGTCGATGCCCCGGAAGGCGTCAAGACTCGCACGGTAGACCGCCTCCACTAGATCGGTCTTGGTTGTCCTGGCCTTGTCGAGTGCCAGCAGGGTGTTATGGAGGGACTTGCGTAGCCCCTCGATCTCCGTAGCCGACTCGACGGCATCTCTCAGAGCTGGCATGGGGCACCACTACGCTTCTTTGTCCCGCAGCGTACTAGACCTGTAGCGTTGGTGCGCATTTGCATCCCCCCGCACGGTGACGACGCAGCACGGCAGGCTTGACGACGAACCCGTGAACGAGCCTGATTTGCTCGGCGAGTATGGTGGCCTCGATGTCCTCCGCGAGCAGTCCGTCCAGTTCAGCCCTGTCCTCCTTGGAGAGTTGCGCCCGGAGTAGAGCCACAGTACAGAACACCCGGACGGGCCTGTCAGCCGCGACTACGGCGTCTCTTAGCTTGCCCATTACGCCTCCTTGACCGGACAGGTTTGGAGCCCGCCCGAGTGGTGAAGTGCGGAGCAACATTCACAGTAGCGCACTCGCGCAATGCAGCCGTCCTTTCGGCAGGGTGGATCGGGCATCATGGGGAGCACCGTGCGGTACGTGAACGAGCCGCATGGCTGCTTACCCACTCGAAAATTGTCGTCGCTCACTTTGCGGTCCCGGTCACATCGCCTAGCATCCTCTGACACGGCTCTGACCTTGGGTACTCGTCCCACGTCCGGCCATCGAGAAGGCGCCCGGTCGCCTTAGGCGTTCTGCCGCCCCACTGTTTGAAGAAGAACGAGACGCCTGCGGTCCCACAGCGATCTCGAAGATCAAGGAACCACTGGGCTTGTGGCTTGCGATGTACGGTGCCGGATTCGCCGCCAGCGATCAGCCAGTCGATGCCGGTCAGGTCCAGATCCGGCAATGGGCCGAGCAGCGGTTCGGCGCTGATGAAGCGGACGGCCGCCGGAACACGGCGGAGATTGTCGGCCCGATGGACGAAGCGGTTGTTCTCGATCGTCACGCCGATCCACACGTTGTCTGGCCACGGCAGGCTCGGCGCGAGTTCCGCGAGGCGTTCGTGGCGCTTGGTCAGAACTTGAAACTGGTGGCGCGGCGCGGCCACCATTACGTCGAACACTTGCTGGATGTAGGCGCTTGGGACGGCCTCATGGAACAGGTCGCTCATTGAGTTGACGAAGATTCGGCGCGGACGAAGCCAGGTCAGCGGGACTGTGAGCCGTTCTGGCCAGAAACGAAGATCGAAGCCCTGCTCGTACGGATGGCCGGGCACCCCACGGAACCGCTCCGCGAATGTCTCCGCGTAGCAGTGAGCGCAGCCCGGCGAGACTTTGGAACATCCGGTCACCGGGTTCCAGCTCGCGTCGGTCCACTCGATTAGGCTGTTGTCGCTCACTTTGCGGTCCCGGTCACATCGCCTAGCATCCTCTGAGGCGGCAGGCTGCCTCGGTGGCCGATCTTGCCCTGATGATAGGGGACCAACGAGGGGATGATTTGATGCAGTTCCGCTGTATTCCAGCGAGTGAACGCAACGCAGCCATTCGATAGCCCCTCCGACCGCTGGCGAGAGGGTGGTTTCGTCAGCATCGGGTAGGCGCGGAGTGATCTGTCGCTTCGGTCGGTCAATGCGCTCATGTCGCATCTCCTAGTCTA